TGTATCATTTGAAAAAGAAGGTGAGAATGAGCATGGTTATCCTATCACTAAGTATAATGATCAGGGTGAACCAATTATTAAAGAAATTAAAATGTATGAACTACCATATTTAAAAGATGAGATCAATAGTCTTGTGATGTGGTTAAAAGATAATCCACAATGCTAGTAAAACTATTTGACGTACAAAATGGTAAAGTAATACCATCAGAACATTGTTATTCTATTAAATCACTCAAAGGTGTTATGGATAAATATCCTGATACATATATGGAAGTGTATTTATTTCTATTCTATATGACATGTCCAGATCCTGACATGAATCCATTTTTTAATATGCCAGAGCATGAAAAGGAAGATCTAATTATAGAAGAGGTTGGTTTAGAAGAATCACCAGAAGATGAAACAATAAGAAATGCTATAAGACTTTGTGAAGATCTTTATCATACACCTACATATAGAGCATATAAGGGTATAAAAACAATGTTAGATAGACTAGCAAGATATATGGAAACCACATCTATAGAACACGGTAGAGATGGTAATTTAACATCATTAGTAAATACTGCAGCTAAGTTTGAGCAAATAAGACAATCATTCAAAGGTGCATATAATGATATGAAAGATGAACAAAAAAGTCAAGTACGTGGTGGACAAGGCTTGGCTTATGATCAAATGTAAAACTAAAACTAATAAATTATGAGTAGTATAAGACCAGTAGGAGATAGAATCCTAATCAAACAACACAAACCAGAGCAAACTTATGGTAGTACAGGAATATACATTCCAGAGTCTTCACAAGAAAAACAAGATAAAGGAACAGTAGTTGCTGTAGGAGATGATGTAAAAGGTATATTTGAAGGAGAAGTTGTATTGTTTAATCAATTTATTCAGCCTGTAAAGGTAAACCATATGGATGAAGATCACATACTTTTGAAACAACAAGATATATGGGCAATAGAAGATGTATAAAAGCATACCTACATATAAAAAAGGTGAGTGGACTACAACTGATTTTGAATCAAAGGAAGACTTTACTAAGTATATAGTAACATTATTTAAAGAACCAGGGCAGTATCAGTTTGATGAAACTGCTTTGTTATTTAATAATGAAGCTAAGACTTTTAATGATCAAGGGTTTTATTGTGATAAACCTTTTAGATCTAAAGATTATATTAAGTATTGGGAAGATCAAAAGAATAAATGCAGAAATGGGGTTTTGTATTATGGTAATAAGAATGTTTTTTATTTAACAAGAGATTATTACATGTGGTTAAATTTCTTACCAATCTTTGATAAAGAAGAAAAGAAATATGGATTTGCAAAAGTAAGAGATGCTCAGTATCATATGGCACTATATGAATTACTTGCAGAGTTACATCATAAACATTCAGCCATACTAAAGAAAAGACAGATTGCATCATCATATTTTCATATGGCAAAACTTTTAAATCAGTTCTGGTTTGAAGAAGGATCTATATGTAAAATGGGTGCTTCACTAAAGGACTATATTAATGACAAAGGTTCTTGGAAATTTTTAGATGAATATAAAACATTTCTTAATGAACATACAGCTTGGTATAGACCATGTACACCAGAAAAGGTATTACTATGGGAACAAAAGATAGAAGTAAGAATAAATAACAGAAAAACCAACAAAGGACTTATGTCTAAAATACAAGGTGCATCTTTTGAAAAGAATGCAACAACAGGTGTAGGTGGACCTTGTACTTACTTCTTTCATGAGGAGGCTGGTATTGCTCCAAAGATGGATCAAACATATGAGTATATTAGACCAGCAATGTCTTCTGGTATGATTACTACTGGTATGTTTATAGCTGCAGGATCTGTGGGTGATCTTGATCAGTGTAATCCTCTAAAAGAAATGATACTAAATCCACAGTCAAATGATATATATGCTGTAGAAACAGATCTAATGGATGACAAAGGTGGTATTGGTATTGCAGGTCTATTTATACCAGAACAGTGGTCTATGCCTCCTTATATTGATAAATACGGTAACTCTATGATCAAAGAAGCTTTACAAGCTATTAGTGATGAAAGAGGTCAATGGGAAAAAGATTTAGCACCAGAGCAATATCAATTACGTATATCTCAGAAACCAATCAATATTGCAGAAGCTTTTGCATATAGACAAGCATCTATATTTCCACAAGGTATTATTGCTAAACAATTAAAGAAGATTGAGGATAAAGAATATTCTTATGAGTTTATAGAACTTGAACGTGATCAAAAGGGTATAACAGCAAAAAGAACTAATAAGTTACCTATATCTACCTTTCCTGTAAAAAAGAAGATGGAGGATAAAACAGGATCACTTGTAGTTTGGGAAAGACCAGTTAATAATCCAGATTTTGGAACATACTACGCATCTATTGACCCTGTATCAGAAGGTAAGACAACTACATCAGATTCATTGTGTAGTATTTTTGTTTATAAAAATCCTGTAGAAGTAACAAGAGAAACACCAGATGGTGTTGAAACATTTATTGAGAAAGATAAAATTGTTGCATCATGGTGTGGAAGATATGATGATATAAATAAAACACATGAGCAATTAGAAATGATTATAGAGTGGTATAAAGCATGGACTATTGTTGAGAACAATATATCATTATTTATACAACATATGATTGCTAAAAGAAAACAAAAATATCTTGTACCTAAACAACAGGTTTTATTTTTAAAAGATCTTGGCTCAAATAGAACTGTATATCAAGAGTATGGTTGGAAAAATACAGGTACACTATTTAAAAATCATTTAATATCTTATGCAATAGAATATATTAGAGAAGCAATAGATGAAGAGTTAGATGACAATGGAGAAGTAATATCACAAACATTTGGTATAGATAGAATACCAGATCCAATGTTGTTAACTGAAATGTCTCAATATTACCCTGGTTTAAACGTGGATAGGCTTGTTGCATTTTCTGCATTAGTTGCTTTTGCTAAGGTGCAACAGTCTAATAGAGGCTATTTAAAACGTAAAGAACAGGATAAGTCAGCAAATAACTTGGATAATTCAAGAAATTTGTATAAATTATCTATGAACCCTTTTAAGAATTTAGGTAGGGGTAAAAAAAATATGGGAAGCAAAAAGTTTAAGAAGTCACCTTTTAAAAATATAAAATGAAATCATATTGGACAACCTCAACAACATATGGTGATATAACAATTATATATCATCAAAAGTAAAAAACAATGAAAGTATTTAACGCTCTTCAATTAAAAAATGGTGCTAAAGCCAAAGAATCTAGATACCCTGCTACATCAAGCTTAACTCAGCCTGTTCAATTTTTGTCTGCTAAACGTAAAACAAATGATTGGGCAGCATGGAATTTAGATTGGTTAGAAGAGCAAGGAATGGAATTTTTAAGAAAAAATGCAAGAAAGCTTCTTAAGAATTATAAGTTAGCAAAAGGTATTATTGATAAAACAGATTACATTGTTGAAGAGAATAATGAATACTCTGAACTAATGGATGTTTTAACAGAGGAAGATAACTCAGCTTTAGAGTTAAAGTTTTATCCTATAATCCCAAACGTAATTAACGTTCTCTCAGGAGAATTTTCTAAAAGGTTTTCAAAAGTTCAGTTTAGAGCAGTAGATGATCTATCATACAATGAGATGATGGAATCAAAAAGACAAATGATAGAAGAAAATCTATTAGCTGATGCTGCTGCACAGGTGCAACAAAAGCTTATTGAGGCAGGAATGGATCCAATGGGTGAAGAAGCACAAGCTGAATTAGCACCAGAAAAATTAAAATCACTTCCTGAAATAGAAGAGTTCTTTCAAAAAGACTATAGAAGTTTAGTAGAGGAATGGGCTACTCATCAGCTTAGAGTTGATGAAGAGAGATTTAAAATGCAAGAGCTAGAGGAAAGAGGCTTCCGTGATATGCTTATATGTGATAGAGAGTTTTGGCATTTTAAAATGATGGAAGATGATTATGAGTGTGAGCTATGGAATCCTGTATTAACCTTTTACCAAAAGTCTCCAGACACAAGATACATATCTGATTCTAATTATGCAGGTAAATGTGAGATGATGACTATATCTGATGTGATAGATAGTTATGGATACTTAATGACTAAAAAACAATTAGAATCATTAGAGTCTATTCATCCAGCAAAGTCAGCTATATACATGAATCCAGCTGTACAAAATGATGGTTCATTCTATGATCCTACAAAGTCACATAAGTGGAATACTAATTCTCCTTCATTAGGATATAGACAATTTATGAGTAATTGGAATAAGTATCCAGGTGGCGGGGGTGATATTGTATCACAGATTTTAGGTGAAGGTGAAGATCTTGCTTCATATGGCAATACTGATCTTTTAAGAGTATCTACAATTTATTGGAAGACTCAAAGAAAGGTTGGACATTTAACAAGAGTAATGCCTGATGGTGAAGTTGAACAATTAATTATTGACGAGAATTGGAAAGAGTCACATAAACCACAGTACAATACACAACTGTTTAAAGAAAAAACAAAAGATAATTTAATAGAAGGAGAACACGTAGATTGGATTTGGATTAATGAAGTTTGGGGTGGAGTTAAGATTGGTAGAAATATGCCTCACTCATGGAGAACGGAGATGTCATCAGATTTTGATCCTATATATCTAGGTATTAATAAAAAGAAACCAGGAAGAGTGCAGTTTCAATTTAAAGGAGACAATAATCTTTATGGTTGTAAGTTACCTATTGAAGGTAGAGTATTCTCAGATAGGAACACAAGATCTACTTCTTTGGTAGATTTAATGAAACCATATCAAGTAGGGTATAATATGGTTAATAATCAGATTGCAGATATACTAGTAGATGAATTAGGAACTGTAATTATGTTTGATCAGAATGCATTACCACGTCACTCAATGGGTGAAGATTGGGGTAAAAACAATATGGCAAAAGCATATGTAGCAATGAAGGATTTTGGTATGTTACCACTAGATACTTCTATAACAAATACAGAAAATGCTACAAACTTTAATCATTATCAGACATTAAATCTTGAACAGTCAGGAAGATTAATGTCAAGAATACAATTAGCCAATCATTTTAAGCAACAAGCTTTTGATGCTATTGGTGTT